TATATTTTAAAAAATATAAATCTTAAAGGGTTTACAAGGGCGGTTTTTTATGATACAATTGTATCTAATGGAAACTTGTGTAAGTTATAAGAAACGATCTGTATTTGTTTTAGATAAAGATACAGGGAAATTTATTAAACGATGCGCGTCGATTAAAGAAGCAGGAGAGTTCACCGGCGCCTCTCCACCGAACATCGGTAAAGTTTTAAGAAACGATAGAAAAAGTTTAAAAGGATATATTTTTAAATATGAAGATGGAAAACCACCTCAAAAATTAAAACCTCAAAAAAGAAAACGCATATTTTCTAACGAACCAAAATTTATACCTTATTCTAAAACAAAACCTATTTTAATTTTTCAAACAGATTATTCAGGTGAAAAGTTTCTACAGGAATGTAGATCAGCATATCACTGTGAAGAAGTAATCGGATTGAAAAGAGCAGGAGTATATGCTGTATTAAAATCGAAAAGCAGAAAATATAAAAACTATTTTCTTATCTATAAAAATGAATTCATCGAATATTTCCCTTCTAGCAGTACCAAACGAAAACACATTCTTAATAATTTTCAAGATGAATCTTTTGAAGAAAATACGATGTATTATATTATGCATAATGAAAGTTTGCAGAATATAATCAAATTCGTAACTACGGGAAACACTGTCCACAGTACCAGCTCTGGTCCGCTCCACCAACGTGGACAAAATAATTCTTTACCTAGTAAAGACTTACCTCAGTTTGTATCATCTGCCGCTGTGACTCACAAGCAATTTCCGAAAAAAAACATTTCTGAAAAACAGCTTGGTACAACGCCGACAACGCTCCAACCTTAGCTAATTCATTACACAGTAACAAATTAATTTGCCACGGTTGTTGCCTCAGACCAGAGCTGGTACTGGTACAACATTCCCGTCGTAACGAAGACGTGTTAACTGACGATCATAACAAGAGATTTGATCCTTTATGAAATTATTCTTTTTCTCCTTTTTGGTTTCGTGGTCTAGACTGTATATGCATATCTGTTTCCCGTTCCCGATTGTACATTATAACTCAACAAATCTGTACATTATAACTCAACAAACGAATTGGTTCAACGAATGCCTCAATTCAATTGGTTCAACATGTGCACCAATTTGTGTATATCCCTATGTCCTGTCAGCTTGTCGAGGCTCACGGTGAGCGCGTTGTTTTAAGATGAGTTATATATTACCTTAGCTTATCTTTATACTGCTTAGTGACCGCGTGCTATGAGCTACCTTTAATTGCAAATTCATATTTTTTAAAATATAAATCTTAAAGGGTATACACGGGCAAGATTTTATGATATATTTATAGTATGAGTGATGTTCTATTTGCAACAGGTGATTTTCGTGTTTTAGAAGAAGAATTGGAACTCGGTGTTCCTTTTGAATCGGCCGCTATATTAGCGGGTTACGATTTTGAAGTAATTAGAGAAATGATGGAGAGCGACGAGATTCAAAAGTTAATCACGAAATCTGAAGCAAATATGATTCATGAGCATCTAACCAATATAAGGACGAAAGCGGAAGAAAATCCTCGACTATCTACTTGGCTTTTAGAAAGAATTTTTCCTCAACACTTTTCACAAACTAACAAAAATATTGAACAAGAAGACTTTAGAGGAGATGTTACGTTACGTGGAGTAGGACCAGATGTTAGTGACGAAAAGAAAACAGATTGATCTCCCAATCGTCAAAAAAGTTTATGACGAGTTAGTGAGTTCAAATAAGCGTCATAGGATAATTGTAGGTGGTCGAGGTAAGGGAGCGTCTTGGTCCATAGCAAGAATTCTTTTAGCAAGAGGAATGGAACAAAAACGTTTTATTTTATGTGTTCGTGAAGTTCAGAAATCAATAGAACATTCAGTAAAGAAACTTTTAGATGATACTATTATTCGTTGTGACTTACGAAAATTTTATCAAAGTTTAAATTATGAAATTCGAGGAGCGAATGGAACAAAATTTATTTTTCATGGTTTACAAGACTATAACGCTGACACTATTCAATCATTAGAAGATGTGGATGATGCGTGGGTTGCAGAAGCACAAACCATTTCACGTCGCTCAATAAATATATTTCGACCCACAATTCGAAAGAACGGTTCTATTATATGGTGGGATTTTAATCCTCGTTATGAAACTGATCCCATCTATGTAGATTATATTTTAAACAACGATCCAAACGCTTATGTGTTGTGGTTGAATTGGAAAGATAATCCTTGGTTTACTGAATCACTCATTATGGAACGTGATTCTGATTATCGAAGAAATGAAGAAGAAGCAGATCATATTTGGGAAGGTAAACTCAGATATATGGGTGATAAGTTTGTTTGTCCTTCTCAATTAGTAGATATAGCAATAAACAATAACGTTCAAAAATTAGAACCACCAATTGTTGTGGGAGCAGATATTGCACATCAAGGTGGAGATGAAATTATTTTTTATAAGAGATTTGGAAAAAAAGTGATTGATTCATATATTAGCAAAAAGCAAGATACTATAAAAACAGTCAGTGATTTAAAAGCATTCATCGGCGATCGTTCTGTGATAACTAATATTGATAATGGTGATATTGGTAAAGCGGTCGCGGATTATTTAGAAAGAGATAAGTATTTAGTTAACCGTATTAATTTTGGTGGTAGCCCGATCGATAAAGAACATTACGAAGATTGCGCCACAGAAATGTATTTTCAACTCCGAGATATACTGGATCAAATAGACATACCAAATGATGAACAACTTCGAAATCAGCTCATTCAGAGAAAGTATAATTATCTTGGAAGCAAACGTGGATATGAGGTTATGAAAATAGAATCTAAAGATGAGTATAAAGAGCACGCAGTGGGTATTAATAAATCACCGGATCGTGCAGACGCATTAGTGTTGTGTTTCTACGATAGAGGATTAAGTTCAGTTATTGCGATGCCAAAACATAACATTTTTTAAAGGAGCATAAAATGGAATTTCATGGACCGAGAACACAGATATTCAAAGAAATAATAGCAACGAACGAGACTCTTGTTGTATACACAGTTCCAACCGGGAAAAAATTTTATTTAGTTGAAAGTATGTTGGTTATGGATGCGGGAGCAACAGGAGAAGGATACGTTGAAGTTAGAAGTCCAACAAATGTTCATATCAGACACATCAATCATGTAGATGTTAGAGAGAATAATAAAGGAGTTATTCCCGGAGATCATTTTGAACCTGGATGGCCAGTTGAATTGACAGTAGGAGAAAATATAGCAGTAGTCAGTGATTCTGCTTCTTTAGCAGCAGAATGTGATGTATTTGGATTTGAGGTAGATGCATAAAATGAATAAACGACAAATTAAAATTCGAGATAGAGCTTTAAAAAAGCTAACAAAAATTATTAAAGTTCAAGCGAGTATGCCCGAAGCAAAAAAGATTCAAGCGAATCTTTCAGAAGGAGAAAAGAGTCAGATAATACTTGAGTCCCTTTTAACTGGACTTCGAATGGGCGTTTCTATTCCAGGAACGATGAATGCTTTTATTGCATATGAAGCTCAAGTATCAGAAACATATAGAAAGTATAATGGATTTTCTTCTTTTGGTGGACAACAAACTAGATGTGTTGTTGATCTCCGTACTGCATTTATTTCTGGTGAAGGAATATCAATAAGCTGTGGAGATGAAAATACATCAGATTGGATTGAAACTTTTTTGAATAGAAATTTAATGAACGGATCAAATTTCATAAATGCTGTCAAAGGTTCAGAGATGGCTGGACAAAGTTTATTATTACTTAAAAAAACCAATTGGTATGATGATTCTGTTTATATAAGAACTTCAAGAGTTCCGTATAATATAAAAACTCCATATCGAGCAGTATATGTTGATCCTTTAACTCGAGATGAAGTGAAAGATATAGAAATTAAAAAAGAAGGAATTTGGGCATCTGCAGGTTATGATAATTATATTTATGTAAGAACGGGTGGTGATGATTCTAATTCGGAAGGACCTGTTACCAGAGTAGGTATTGTTTTAACAGATATAGAGAACTATGATCGAGCAATAAAAGACATGCGTCGAAATAATCATATATTTGCTCGAATAACTCCTGTTTGGCAAACTGAAAACGATACAGAAACTAATGCTTTAAAAGCGAGTCTCGAAGCTTTGAAATGGAAGATAGGGGAAGCTTTTATTGGTCGCGCAAAGTTTAGTTATGAGTCTCCGAAAACTGGAGCATACGATAATTTAACTTCTGAATTAGTTGCTACAATAAAGACTATTTCATCAGTGACAGGTATTCCTGTTCACTGGTTAGGTTACGTTGATTTAATGAGCAATCGTTCAACAGCAGAAACTCTATATGAATTAATTAAGAATGCAACAATACTGGATAGGCAACTTTGGGAAAATGCTCTTTATAATTTAATAATCAAAGCTCAAGAACTATATATAAATGCTGGGGGTGATGGTCTTTCTAAATTAGATACTAATTTTGAAGTTCGTTTACCTCTTATAGATTTTAATGAATTTCTTAATAGAGTTAAAGGACTCAATCTTGCTTTTATGGATAACGCAATATCTATGGACGATTATCGAAATGCACTTCCAGGTATCGATCCTTTAAAAACGAAAAGAGCTATTGAAAAAGAAGAGGAAGAAGAAAAACAAAATCTTATGTCTGCAGGAAATCAATTCGAAGAACCAGAATTCCAGGAGGAAGAATAATGATATGGTATTTTAAGCAATTATTGCCGCTCACATATTATTCTGTTTATCATTCAGAAGGTAAAAGACACTTTCATATTTGGAAAATGTGGTTTGGTAAATGTTATAATCAAGTAAAATTTAATATAAGTGAATAGTTTAGAAGAATTCAAGGAGGAAGAATAAATGGATAAGAAAAAAATCGTAACAGTTTTTGATGTAATGAAAATAAAAGATCCTGATAAGTACGCGGAAGTAATGAAGGCTCAAGAAGAAGCTGCTAATGAAAAGGAAAAAGACGCTAATGAAAAAGAAAAACTGATTGCTAAAGTAAAAGAACTTGAAAATAAGATTGAAGAGAAAGATGGATATGAAGAAGACTTAAAAAATATAATTGATGAAAAAGATCTAGAAATAAAAGGATGGAAAAAAAGAGTTAAGGCGTTAGAAGCCGCAGTTGACGAAATGACAAAAGAGGTACCGGGACAAGCACCAAAAGAGCCAGGAGAAGAAGAAGTAAAAGAAGAAGAAAAAGAAAAGGATAAAAAATGAGAGGCATTTATTCACGTACACTCAAAGTTTCAACTCCTGACGGTCAACGAATAATTGCGGTAATTAGCCGTTCAGGAAATAAACCAATAATAGAAATACCGTATTTAGAAGTTGTGAAAAAAGATAATCCTCCGTTTGCAAGTAATGGAGTTATCAGATTTTCTTGTGAACAAAAAAATTATTCAAATGTAATTGCAACTTTGACGCAGTATCTTGAAGATCTTTTCTTGAAGGGGATGAGTAATGAAAGTGTATATACAGGCCTTGGAGTTAAACCTAAATCCCGAAGAACTAAAAAAAGCGATCTCCCCGGAGAAATTAAAGGAGATTCACGGGAAGGGGGTTCTTCAAGCTTACACACTAGCGCACGAAGGAATAAGCAAACCAAAGATTCTCGGCCAAGGTCAGCAGATAATGAAATGGCCGAGAGCAGTGATTCAGAAATTAGCTCAGATAATTAA